ATAACCTCTATGGGCGTAAGGGATCAATGCACAAAGGATTTGATCACGATAAGTTTGCTGCTGACTGCGATGCTAATCCTATGGACCAATTGGTAAGTTATAATTCAGACCAACTTGTTAAAGATCGCTTTAAGAACTGGAATGCAGCGGAGTTTGACTTGACTTATACAATGCGTTCGGTGGGTGAATATATGCGAGAGCAAAAACAACGCAAAGAACTATTGCTCTTTAATTATAGCAAAACTCCAAAAATTCAAGTTAATTTTGATGGATGCTATAATTATAATAGACTGAAAAGTGAGGGATTAGTTGATGACTTCTGATTTAACAGATTGGTTAAATTCTATTAATTTTACCAAAGAAAACTTGATGAAAGATGACGAAATCTCAAAAAAAGAGTATGTTCCTTACATCATTAACAAATGCTTGTCTGGGCATATTGATTGTATTTTATATGCAAATGAAATGAATCTTCACCATTCTTTAGATAAGGACATGCAATATTCATTTTATCTAAATAGTTTGAGGAAAAAGAAGAGATTCTCTCCCTGGATCCGAAAGGATAAGGTCAACGATTTAGAATGCGTTAAAAAATACTATGGATATAGTAATGAGAAAGCATCTCAAGCACTTAAAATTCTAAATAAATCCCATATTGACTTTATAAAAAAACGACTTGAAACTGGCGGAATGAAATGACTAACCAAACAATTGAACCACAAGTAAACTGGTCTCCTGATATGATGGTGGAGGTTACTTTAAACGAACCAGATGACTTTCTAAAGGTAAGAGAAACACTGACTCGTATCGGTGTTGCCTCAAGAAAGGAGAAAAAACTGTATCAATCTTGTCACATCCTTCATAAACAGGGACGTTATTATATTGTAAGTTTTAAGGAACTGTTTGCTCTTGATGGTAAACATGCAAATCTGACTATAAATGATGTCCAGAGAAGGAATCGTATCGTTCGTCTTCTTGCAGACTGGGGACTCATTAGTGTTGTTGATGCAGATAAAGTATTAGATATTGCACCTTTAAATCAAATCAAAGTTCTTCCTTTTAAAGAAAAGGGAGAATGGATTCTAGAAACTAAATATAATATTGGAAAAAGGAGTAAGGTAGTAGAACCTGAATAATTAAAGGGAGGGGTTGACATCCCCCCCTTTATGGTCTATAATAGATTTGCCTCTATATACACATAAATATGGCAAATTCAAATTTAGATTACGCCGAATGGGTAACAGATCAATATCTTTACCACGCAGTCCAAAGTATTGATGTAAGACTTGGTGAGGGTTATGCTCGTAAAAATCCTACTTTAGTTTCAACCATGATTTGTTTAACCGCTCAAGAATTTGAACGACAAAATTCTTTGAGTGGAGAAAAGGATGTAAAAAAAGTTTTAACAAAACATAATAAATCTACCCCACAATTTAAGTTTTTAAAAAATCCAACTAAAAAACGAAACCCAAAATTTAAATTTAAGAATTTTGGAATTCCAGTTGGAGCAACTCTACATTATATAAACGATCCAAAAATTACATGTGAAGTAGCAAGTCCTGATAGTGATGTAATTTTTAATGGAAAGAAAACATCTATGAGTGCTATTGTAAACGATTTTTTGGGTGGATCTAATAGAGGAACATCTTTTTGGATTTATAATGGAAAACTTCTTGTAGATCTTTATAATCAAAAATATTGAGTGTAAAACCGAATAATAATGAGCGGGTTTCATCACCCGCTTTTTTTGTAAAAGTATTATAATTATATACAGGACGCCTTCGGGGTCCACAAAACACAAACTCGCTTTTTAAGGAGCTACCATAATGACTAATCTTGCACGTTATACTGCGTCGGATCTCCCTGCCTTAATGGATAGGATTACACGCAACAGCATTGGAATGGACGAATATTTTGATCGTCTATTTAATCTTCACGAAACTACAAATAATTATCCACCATACAACCTAATCCAGGTAAATACTGTGGAGTCTCTTTTAGAGATTGCACTTGCCGGATTCAAAAAGGAGGAAGTCAATGTCTTCACAGAGTATGGAAAACTTTTTGTCGAGGGGCAAAAATCAGATACAGAATCGGATAGGACGTTTGTCCACAAGGGTCTGGCTCAAAGAAGTTTTAAACGGGCGTGGACACTCTCCGATGAAACCGAAGTCCGAGAAGTCACCTTTGAAGACGGACTACTTGTCATTCGACTAGGAAAGATTGTTCCAGAACATCATACACGAAAAACTTACCTATAAATACTTGAGGCTGCCCCAAAAATATTGTTGCCGCAGGGAGGTAACTGGCAAAAACCAGTTTGACACCTCCCCTTTTTTTGTGCTATAATACTAAAAGGTATGGAGTAAAAATGACAGTAAAACTTTTGTTGCTTAAGTCTGGAGAAGACTTGATTTCGGATATTAAAGAAATGGTTTTTGGTGAAGATGAAGAAAAACGAGTCATCGGATATTATCTAAACAAACCTTGTATTGTGAAGGTGAACTCACCAAATCTGCTTACCGAAGAAAATGAAAACAAAGGTCCTCAAAAAATGGGATATCAAGTTCATCTTCATCCCTGGATGCCTTTGAGTGCTGATGAAGAAATCCCTGTTCCTGCTGATTGGGTTGTTACAATTGTAGATCCAACAGAAAAATTAAAACAAATGTATGTTGATGATGTTGTAAACTATGGAAAAGACAATCAAAGTGTTAGTTCTGACGAACAATCAGATATTGGTCTCACAGATTGAAGAAGTTGGTGCTGATATTGGAGAACCGAATTGCAAACTTATTAAACCATTTGTAGTTTCTAAAGATCAAACTTTAGAACCATTTCTAATGGGATATACAAAAGAGGATACTTGTATGATGAGTTCTGAAAAAATTCTAACACTTGTAACACCCACACCAACACTTCTTGAAAAATACCAGGACCTTACCAAAGAATGAGTCAAACCTTTTATACTAATGTTCAATTGGTAGGGAATCAGTTTCTGGTTCGTGGTGTAGAGAATGGTAAAAGATTTGAAAACAGAGATGAATTCTTCCCAACACTATATGTAAATAGTAAAAAGGAATCAAAGTATAAAAATTTAAGTGGAGAGAATGTAGAACCAATAAGACCGGGGACAGTTCGAGATTGTCGTGAGTTTTATAAAAAGTATGAGAACGTAGATGGATTTGATATCTACGGGAATGATCGTTATGTATATCAATATATTTCAGAGAAGTATCCTGAAGATGAGATTAATTTTGATATCAGTAAAATTAAACTTGTAACTTTAGATATTGAGGTTGGATCCGAGTCTGGATTCCCTGATGTAGAATCTTGCATTGAAGAAATTCTTGCAATCTCTATTCAGGATTATACAACCAAAAAGATTATTACCTGGGGAGTTAAACCATTTAACAATACTCGTGCTGATGTAACTTATCATCATTGCCTAAGTGAATATGAACTTCTCAATCACTTTATTAATTATTGGATGGTTGATGTTCCTGATGTTGTAACTGGATGGAATATTCAACTTTATGATATCCCGTACATTTGCAAGCGATTAAATCGTGTTCTTGGTGAAAAGTTAATGAAACGATTCTCTAATTGGGGATTGGTTACTGAGAACGAACTTTATATCACTGGACGTAAGCACACTACATTTGATGTCGGTGGTTTGACTCAGTTGGATTACCTTGAGTTATATAAGAAGTTCACTTATAAAGCACAGGAATCTTATCGTTTGGATTATATTGCTGAGGTTGAACTCGGACAGAAGAAACTTGACCACTCTGAGTTTGATACCTTTAAGGACTTTTATACTGAAGGATGGCAAAAATTTATTGAGTATAATATCGTTGACGTAGAACTTGTTGACCGTCTGGAAGACAAGATGAAGTTGATTGAACTTGCTCTTACGATGGCATATGATGCAAAGGTAAATTATGCTGATGTGTTTTCTCAAGTGCGGATGTGGGATACAATCATCTACAACTATCTTAAAAATAGAAACATTGTGATCCCTCCGAAGGAGCGTTCTGATAAGGACTCCAAGTATGCTGGTGCCTATGTGAAAGAACCGATTCCAGGAATGTATGATTATGTGGTAAGTTTTGACCTAAATTCACTTTATCCACATTTAATTATGCAATACGCAATTTCCCCAGAAACTCTTATTACTCAAGATGAACTTAATAGGAGAATTGCTGAACTTGAAAGTATGTTATAATATAAATAGGATATAGATAGTTTATAAACAAAAGTTAGTATCCTATGTATGTTTATCAGTATAAAGAAGATGCCGTTGTATTTTATGTTGGTATGGGGCAGGGTTATAGAATGTGGTCTCATTTAAAACCAAGTTCTTATATGCCATATGATGCAAATTATCCTTCTTTTTATGGGAAGATAAAATCTATGATTTTAGATGGAAATGAACCTTGTGTTGAAAAAATTTTTGAAGGCACAAAAGAAGAATGTTTAACCCTTGAAAAAGAACTTATTGAGAAACATAAGTTGGTTGGTGAGGGAGGAACACTCTACAATATTTCTAAAAGTGGTGGGGGTCGTGTAAAAGGAAAACCATATCCTATGAGTGAAAATACTCTAAAAAGATTTAGAGAAACTATGAGAAAAAATAGAACTTACAAAATTGAAAGTCAAGATTTAATAAAAATGTATCTTATTGAAAACAAGACAAGAAAACAAATTGCGGAGCACTATAATTGCAGTGAAGTATTAATCAAGCAAAGATTGAAAGAATTTGGAATTAAAAAATCTACTAAAATTATGGAGATATGAGATGTGGAAAGATGTTCGTAAAATGACCCGTGAAGAAATTGTAAAAGAACTTGAGGCACTTAAGCAGGTAAGAGAACTTTCTATAAAGGTAAATGTAGATAAACTTCTCAAACGAGAGTTGGATTTAGAACCTTTACACAAGGTAAATCTCACTATGACTCCAAATGGGGCATTATATCATAGGGTCAAAGGTATGCTTCCAGAACTGATGGATAAAATCTATCAGGACCGCACCATTTATAAAAAGAAAATGCTTGCGGCAAAACAAGAATATGAAAAGAAAAAGACAAAAGAACTGGAAAAAGAGATTGCTCGGTGTAACAACATCCAAATGGCGAGGAAGATTCAACTTAACTCTGCTTATGGTGCTATCGGCAATCAGTATTTCCGTTA